TCTATATCTGAACTAAGAGGCAACGCACAAGTTCTAAGAGACAAAACTTATGGTGCTGAACTAGACTTTGGCATATTGAGCTATGACAAAGTAGAGACTGCAAATGGACGTATGGGTATCACGTTCATAGACGAAACACAGATACGTCTAACCGAAAACTCACAAGTGTTAATTGATGAGTTTGTATTCGATCCTGACCCCGACAAATCCAAGATGGCCCTTACCTTTGCAAAAGGAACTGCAAGATTCGTTACTGGTAAATTAAATAAAGTAAGTAAAAATATAAAGATACGAACCAACAGTGCAACTATTGGCATTAGAGGCACAGACTTCACTATAACTGTAGATGAACTAGGGAGATCATTGGTTATTTTATTACCTAATCCTGACGGTACATCTAGTGGCGAGATTACAGTAGAAACGGCTATAGGTATGGTAATACTTAATCAACCTTATGAATCTACTGTGGCCAGTGCGTTTGAACAAGCTCCTACAAGTCCTGTTATATTAGATATTACCTTAGACTTAATTGACAATATGTTGATTGTAAATCCTCCAGAGTCCAAAGAAGACTTGCAAGAAGAGGCTAAACAACAAGCTGCAGTAGATTATTTAGATTTCAATGAATTAGAAATTGACTACCTGTCAGAAAATTTTTTAGATAGTGAAGCAGAGTTAGAATTTACAGAATTAGATTATGACGCATTAAGTGTTAACTTTTTAGAGGACTTGTTAAATGTTTTAGATGCTCTAGCTATAGAGAAAGAAGAGGACGCACTGAAACAAGGTGGCGTGGGAATCAGAATCACTGGTACAGAGATTGGCCAAGATAAAGATACACAGATAACTACAATAGTATCAGGTCAAAATATTAGTCTTACTAGAACAGTCAATCAAAGTGCTAAACTAAATCTTGATGGCTCTGGTAGCTATACAGTTGTATTGGTACAAGATAGTGTGTCTAATGTAGTAAAAATTAATGGGGGTTCTTCAACAACGATTACAATAAAACAAGGGACAGAATAAAAATTTATAGGTAAAATAAAAAAGATTATTAGGAGAAGTTTATGGCTAATAGAATAAAAATGGGACCGAAAAAAGGTATGGTAGGGGATATGGAAGTAAATGAGTTTCAGATGAAGCCCAATGTTCCTAACAGCGCTAATGATATGCTGAGAGACCCGATGCAAACTAGAATGCAGTTAGGCATGATGCCTTCAGTGGGCATGCCTATGAAAGAGTTTAAAGAGTACTAAGGGAGGGTTTATGATTATTAATTCAACCACTAGTGGCGATAAAGACTTAGTTTGGGAAAAGGACGAAAAAGGTAACGACGTAGTCACTATGTATCAAGTGCCTAAAAAAGACGGAGAAGAGCCTAAAAAGCTTAAATCTATGACAATTAAAAATGCCTAGAACAAGAAAAAAACCTTCTATGAAGGTAAAGAAAAAAGCACTTACTAAAAGACAAGAAGCTACTTTAAGTCGTCACTCAAAACATCATACTGCTAAGCACATGAAGTTTATGAAAAGACGTATGCTTATGGGCGATACTTTTACAGCTGCTCATAAGAAAGCGCAAAAACAAGTAGGTAGGTAGCGTGCCTCGTAACTATCGTGCTGAGTATGATAATTATCAAGGCAGTGCGAAACAAAAGAAAAGACGAGCTGCACGCAATAAGGCTAGACGTATGATGGTTAGATTAGGTAAAGCTAGAAAAGGTGATGGCAAAGACGCTCATCATAAAGATGGAAATCCTTTAAATAGCATACCAAAAAATATTAGAATGGAATCTAAAAAATCTAATAGGTCTTTTCCAAGAACAAAAACAGCTCGTAAAAAAAGGAGATAATATGGCACCAAGAAAAAAGAAGAAAGCTACGAAGAAAAAAAGCGGAGCTAAACCTACTAATCCAGCTTTGTACGCAAGAGTAAAAGCAGAGGCTAAACGAAAGTTTAAGGTCTACCCTTCTGCATATGCCAATGGCTGGTTAGTGCGTACATATAAGAAACGCGGAGGCGGGTATAGGTAATGCCTAAGAAAAAACGCGATCCTAAGAAAGGCACAGGTAAAAAACCCAAGGGTAGCGGGAGAAGGTTATATACTGATGAAAATCCAAAAGACACAGTCAGAATTAAATTTGCAACTCCTGCGGACGCAAGAGCTACGGTTGCTAAAGTTAAAAAAGTTAAAAAACCATTTGCTAGAAAAATACAAATACTAACTGTTGGAGAACAAAGAGCTAAAGTTATGGGTAAAACACAAGTAGCAAGTATATTTAAGAAAGGTAAAGAATCTATTAGGAAAGCGAGGAAGAAAAGTGGCTAAACCTACTGGCGGACTAACTGCATGGTTTGGGAAAGGGCCTAAAGGAGATTGGGTGGACATTGGTGCACCTAAGAAAAAAGGCAAATTTCAACCTTGCGGTAGAAAATCAGCTAAAGGCAAAAGTAAAAGAAAATACCCTAAATGTGTACCAAGATCAAAAGCTAGAAGTATGACAGCAGCACAAAGAAAAAGTGCTGTTAGAAGAAAACGTGCAGCGGGCAATCCTGGAGGCAAGCCTAGAAATGTGCGTACAATTGTAAAGAAGAGAAAAACTACACGTAAGCGTAGAAAAAAATAATTATTGATTTCTTACTTGTTTCATAAGTTTATTTAAATACCATTCTGCTTTTTGTAAGTCTTCTATACCGTTCTTGTTTTTGTATCTAGTAACGTACTTAATAATGTTGCCTTCTAAGTATCCAAGATCATGAGCAAGTATGTAATCTGTAGTTTCGATTGATTTGTTGTAATAAGGTGGATTAATTTTATCCGACATTCTAACCTCCTGTTGTAAGCACACTAGTTAATTTATCTACGTACTCAGTAAAACTGTATGCTTGTTCTAAAAATTCTTTAACTGTAAAAAATGTTTTGTCTATTTCCTGCGTCATTACAATCTTATCTGCAGCTCCGACCACTACGTAAGCAGGCACACTATGACTTAGTGCTTTTTTTAACCATTCTTTTTGTTGCGTAGATGTATTAATGGAGATTTTAGAAGTTGGTTTCACAGGTATCTTTTTGTGGTATTTGTATTCTACAAACATGCAACCAGCCAGGCCGCTGTAGTATACGTCAGGCACACCTCCGTGATAAGCGTCATTGATTTTCCAACGATATATCTCTTTGGAGAGTGTCTTGTGGATCTTTGCTATAAATGTTTTCTCGATCACTGAACAAAGTATAGCATATAGGAGAGTGCATACATGGTGCGACAGTATGTGACGCACCATGTAATACAAACATAATATTAAGCTGAAGCTTTAGGTAAGGCTTCATAGACTGACTTAGCGAAGTCATAGTGGTCTTTGTTGACCCACCCTTGGTTTTCAACTGAAATATTATAGAACGCTTTACCCGTTCTGTTTTCGGTACGAGCAGAAGACATCGTCCATACAGACGCGAATCTATCTCCACCTAATCGCATAATTTGAGTGTTCCATTCTCTGCTTACACGAAGCTTTGAACTTGCACAATCAAATATAAAAGGGGTTGTATCTAACTCACCTGTATCTTCATTGATTCTGATCAATGTATGCGAGTGAGTTTGAGTGATATCATAATCCTCAAGGTTGTTGCCTTCTGCATTTAAAGCATCCATAGCATCAACTTGAGAACCAAAGGTACCAAATAAACCACCACCTTTTTCACGTTTTTTCCAAACAACGTATTCGTCTCTAAAGTAAACATTTACAACGTTTATTTTATTTCCATATACTTCGTTTGTTACAGTGTTAAAAAAGTCACCAACTTTGGCTCCTTCTAAGTAATCACTGTGTTCTGGATCAACCTCGTTTGAGCTACTTTGCAGTTGCTTTACACGAGGAGTTTGCAGATGGTCAGAAGTAATACCTTCATTACCAAGACCAGTGCCCTTTTTTATATGAGCGGGCATCTCATTTGCTTTTATAGCTATATCGTTCATCGTACGTACTCCTTATTTCATTGATATAGTTATTACTTAGACCTGAAGTTCATTCGGGTCAGTTCAGTAGATACAACACCTGGAACCTCTTGTCCCATTTGTTGTAGCTCTCTGTAGGCGGTTGCTGACATACGTTTTTGCATCAACTCAAACTGACCAGTGTCAATTATGTGTTGATGTACGCTGTCCCAATCTTCTACAGTTGGCACAATTTCTTTTTTAATAGAAACTGTACACACATCATTACCAATCCTATCCACTCCTTGGTTTTCAAGATTGACAATAATTCGGGTTTCTAACTCATTGATTACTTGTTTAGCAGCTTTTTCTTTCGATTGTAGCTCTTTCAACAGTTCTCTTTCGTTATAAAGATCTTTTAGGAGATCATCCATAGTTTGTTCAGACATTAGTGTTTTACCTCCTGTTGGCTTTCTATTGTGTCTAATAGGTTATTAATCATACTTTGAGCTGACTCACATGCCACAGACAAGAGCTGGTGCGCTTGCTCTGGCGTTGTGATTTCTTCAGGTCTAAATTTATGTGCTTCTTCTAGTTCTGCCATAGCAAATACTAAAGCAATAGCAAGAACTTCATCGTCATACATAGCTAGTTCTGATATTTTAAGTCGAACGTCCTCTGATAATAATTTAATCATTGCTTTTGACATTTTGTATTTCAGATAATATATGTAGTAAGTTTTCCATTTTACCTAGTTTCCCATCTAGTTTTTTGTATACATGTTTCTCCCAGGTATCTTTGGCTGTAATCAAAATTGTTTCAGTCTTTTGAGTTTGACCTGCTCTATGTATACGTCTGTTAAATTGTTGAAACTGCTCAGCGCTGTACGTAGGAGAACACCATATAGCAGTTGTAGCTCGTGTAAGTGTAAGTCCATGTGACGTAGATTGTGGGTGGGCGAACAATACTTGTATTTGTCCAGCCTGAAAGCGCTGTACAATATCTTTACGTCTATGTGCTGGCACTGTGCCATCAATTAATTCGTAAGATATTTTGTCTCGTTCTGCAATACCAATTAAGGCGTCGCGTTCATGTTTCCAATTGTATGCAACTAGTGAGTGCTTACGTTGCGATACAAGCTGCATAACTAGCTCATATCGTTCGTTATGTAATAAAGTAGCATTGCCGTCTTGATCATACACAGCTCCTGAAACTAGTTGTAATAACTTTTTAACTCTAGCTGCAGCATTAACAGCGCTGATGGTCCCTTGTTTTGTATACAAGACAGACTCTTCTGCCAGAATGTTATACATTTTCTGCACAGCGGGTGTAAGCCTTGTATACATAGTTCGTACATTGTTATCTGGAAGATCCATACAGTCTTCAATTGCATGTCGTATAGTGATATCTGATAGCTGATTAGCTACAACTGCTTCGATGCCTGGCTTGTCTATCCATTCGTTAGCAAAACCATTAAATTTTGGTGTACATACTTGATGTCTAAAAGACCAAAATCTTTGACCTAGACGTTTACCATCGTCTATTAATAATGTTGGATGCCAGATGTCTAGAATAGTATTGCTATTAGGAGTACCAGACATAGCAATTCTATTATCAAAATGACTGATAATAGACTTGAGATTCTTTGATCGCTTGGCTTCTCTGTTTTTGAAAGCAGTAAACTCGTCAATGACGATGGTATTAAATCTGCTAAGTAATAATGTATTTTTATGTAAAAAGTTAACAGCTTCGAAGTTTGTGATGACGATGTCGAAACTTTTGTCTTCGAAGATTTTTTTCCTGTTTTTGGCATAGGCTACTCCATAATTTAATTCAGGTCTAAATTTTATTATATCTTCTACCCAAGAAGCTTCAAGTATAGAAAGAGGGGCCAATACAAGTGTCGCACCAGCCGTTGGGTCTAGTGCGTCTAAGACTGCACGTGTTTTACCTGTGCCTGGATCTGATGTAATCAGACAGCGCGGTTGTTGTTTGATAAAGTTAGTAGTTTCAGTTTGATGCTGATACGCATCTTCGATAGAGATCGTGTCCATAGTTCACCTTTCTTAGTTCGTTGTTCATTTTTCGTTGTATATATCTATTATAGCATAAATTTATCTAAAGCCCCACTCACATACTGGATATTCTCCTTTTCCATATGAACACCACTTACAGTTATATTGAGATGGATTAGGTCTAAATCTAGTCGCAGTAGTTAAATTTAAAGCTCGCTCTTGTAGTTTTGGCATAAACATCATAGCTTGATCTCGCGTATATACTTTCTCAAGAGTACCTCCATGATCTAAATACCAAAATTCTGTGTTTAGACTTTCTAGTTTAGGATATCTAAAGAAAGTAGCTATTGCATATACAAGACCCTGCTGGCTATGTGCAATCTCATTTCCAAATTGTCTTCCTGTTTTGTGATCTATTACACGAGCTGATGTTTCTGACTCATGTAAGATTACATCAAGTTTAACTCGTGCCCATACATCACGGTCCATCCAACCACAAGGTTCCCAGTTAATTGTAAAACCCCATTCGCCTTCTAATTCAACATTGCTTTCGGCATATTGATCTCTAAGAAAGGAGAACTGAGAGCTGAATTTTTTTAAAGAATCTGGCAATTCACCTAACTCTGCTTTTACATAAGCTTCAGCTTGTTCGTGTATTAGTGTTCCACGTGCTGCTGCTTCGCCATAGTCTTCTTGTATCTTTTTTACTTTATTGATGTAAAGTCGATACGGACAACCTTCATAAGTTTTTAGAGTAGAGTATGACCAAGCTGGTATGAGTCCCAGCTCCTCTGGTTTGTCCGATGCTATTACATTATCTAGATCTGGACGCGTGTCTTGTAAGTAGTTTTTCAAAATTACTTAGATAATAGTTTCAAATCCTTATCTTCAAAGTGATCTCGTATCACTGATTGTTTTACATTATCTTCAAGTTTCCAATTTATTACAACCCCACGAGGTATGCTAGCGTTTCTGTCAGACGATACTCTTTTTCTTTTTATTAATACATTCTGTCTAGACATAGCTTTAGAAAAGTCTCTTTGTGACAATTTATTGCGACTATCTGTAAGAACATCGTAAACTACTTTGAAGTGCTGCATAGGTATAACAGTTTCTGTTCCTACTTTAGACACCCAATCTTTAACATATCTTTGAGCTGATGCTATAGATCCTGCGTCAAAGGTATTTGTAATCTCTATATCTAGTATTTCTATAAAGTATTCTAAGTTCTTTTCTTTAACTGCATGTGCAAATTCTTCGAGTACAGACATAGAGATCTGTTTCATTTGTTGTTTAGCTTCGTTTTCAAGCGCTGTGTGAGCCATACGGTTATCTACCTGGAACGTTTGTAAGACACCAGCAAAATAATACAGCTCTTTTGTTAGGTCTTCTAAGTTGTCTAACAGTTCAGGTATAACATTTTGTAGTTTGTTTTCTTGCCGGGGCCCTACGTTGTAACGCCTATCTCCTTCTTCTATACGAACTGCATCGCCTCTGTTAGTAAGAAAGATAAAGTTACAAAAACTTGGTAGCTCTACTTGGTTTGTACGCATAGCCCTAATAGTAAGTGTAGGTTCTGTTACTTGGTGCTTGAGCTTATCTGCCATCTTGTTTGTATTAGAAGAATCACTCATACGAAATTCATCTACAACTAAAAATAAAGCTGTACGCATATATAAATTAAATTGTTCTTCTATATTCTCTAATGAACGCATTGGAACTTGTGATTCGCCGAATAAAGGTTTTAGTATTCGGTGTACAAACAAGCCTTTACCAGTCCCGGGTACGCCTGTAAATATCCATGCGGTCATAGTTTTTCTTTTGTTTTGATAAATATAAGCTAACCAATTAATAAAATGCTCAAACTCAGTATCACCATTGCCTAATATGTGGTGAAGTAGTTTGTATATATTTGGTACGCGTTCTTTTAATTTTTTAGCAGTACCATATTCTAGCTCTACTGTTTCTTTTGCATTTAACATATAGGCTGTCTTTCTATATAGATTCACATGATAAGGAGCCTGGTCTAGTTGTATACCTTTGTCAGATGATGGATCAAATACTACCTGCGCATCAGGTACATAATCAGGTAATGTACGATTATGAGTGCGCATAAAGTCATTTAGTGAAGACTTTTGAGTAGGAGTGAGCGGATACTCATCTGTAAACTGCTGTCTATTCTCATCATAGATGCCATTAAAGTAAGTGTCAGTATAAAAATCGCGTAATACAACTGGCTTCAGCTGCTGGTCTCCATGTATTTTATCCGCAAAAACTTCGAATATACTTCGGTAAAATTCAGGGTCTGCTTTTTGTATCTCCCAAATAGGTTCACCCTTGAAGTTGTACATATAATGAGGGTTAGAAAGTAAAAAGTAATAACCATTGCTGTCGCCCCCATTAACATTGCAGTTTACGTAAGGTTCATTAACTCGTACTACATCTATAGTCATTTTATCTGGGTTCTGAAGTACTTCTTGTTGTTCGTTGGCTATAGTAACTGTAGTTATTTTAGAACTTTTCTTTGGTAAATTTAGTTTTTTACGTAAGCTGTCTTTTATTTGTACGCCCAAGTTGTGTACACGTTCTGGGTTGATATTACTTACATTTAGATCCAGGACAGGTGTTTGTCTTTTTTGTAATATAAACCTATCTCCAGCTATTGGGTCTTCTATATCTATAAACTTTGGAGCAGATAAATAGATTAATTTACTGTTTTCAGCTACTGAAGGGTCTAAAGTGTAACTTAAACTTTGCCCGTTAGCCGAAAGTTGTAAATGCTTAGCTAATATATCTGTTTCATAATTTAAAGTCTTCAACCATTCTTTGAGAGTCTTTGGGTGTACAGCGTGTTTCAAAAAGAAAAACAAATGCAAAGATACTTTGTCTTCTTTTAGTCCTAATGAAGCGCTCGCTTGTGCTATGTAAGACACATTCTGAAACTCTTCAGGCATATGTAACACAAACTTTTCAGCTAATGTTCTTACATCAGTTAGATCTTGAGCTGGCATTTGTAAACCATCTACATCTATAACTAACAATTCAGTTGGGGCGTTCCTATCTGCAACTAGAGCCCGGGGCTCATCTTGTAGTTCTCTAAGTAAAAGTCCTTTATGCAAACACATGCCTGCAGCCGCTGCTGTTTGTAAGCCTTCATAAAAATCTTCTAGACCTTTTTGTGTTTTTTTGTAATCAAAATGATGAGAAGTAAACTTCTTTACAAGTGGATATGGGGTTGTTGAATTTTTTGATATTTCTTTAACTAATTTCTTTTTTGCTTGTAGAAAAACTATTTCCATCTGGGCCTCCTCTTTCTTTTCTATCTATCTTTATGTTTTCTTCGGCTACAAAACCTAACTTACATTGTTTAAGTCCTAAATTTGTTACGGTAACTTCGCATACAAACTCTCCATCTTTATAGATAAGGACTCCTTGTTTTACCCGTCTAGTTAGTATTAAATTTTTCATTTGTCATAGCTTGTACTGTATCCCCCTTCAGCATCTAACGGAAGATCTGGACACCAAGACAGGGGTGTTTTCATTATATCTATAATTTTTTTCAAAGTCTTGTCAGGCTCATAATCTGATGCAAGTGAGACGACTTCGTCATGTATTTGTAGTACAACTGAAACTTCAGGTATTCTTTGTATCTCCAACATTTGGTCAGTAATTACAATCCTAGCAAGAGCTTGGACTATGTTTTCTGTAACTCTGGGGCCGTGTGTACGTATATAACTTCGCCCACTAGAGTATGTAAACTCTCCTTGTTGATATTGTAACTGTGGATATTTAAGGTGCATTTGATTGGGTAGCTGTAATGAGTTGGTATCAACGGTCAACGGTCCATAGTCCATGCCTATTGAACCACGGTTCATCATTGCAAATAGTAAGTTCTTACAACCAGCCCACAGGAGTGGTATGTTTGGGTACATAGCTCTATATTGGCTTACAATATTGAGTGCAGTAGCATCAGTAACTTCAACAGAGGGTGACCCTGACTTCAAAGTTGCTTTAAATTTATCAGCCCCCATACCATAGCCCAGTCCTAATATTGCAGTTTTACCTACATATCTTTCTAGTTTGTCATCTTTTGTAATCTCACGGTTGTATATTTGACTAGCAAATTCACAATATACATCTCTACCAGTTGCAAACGCATCTATAAGGTCTTGTTCTTTAGCCAACCAAGCAAGCATTCTAGCTTCTATGTTTGACAGATCAGCTACATACATGAGCTGCCCTGCTGGAGATTGTAATGCAGTACGAAGCTTAGATCCTCTGGGTAAGTTTTGTAAGTTCATTTTTTCTGCACCGCCGAAACGGCCTGTGTGTGCAGCATAATAACGAAGTGGAACAGATATAGTTCCATCTGGGTTTATTGAATCAAGAAATCTACTAGCTCTTGTTTCTTCTATACGTGATTTAACTGCTTCTCTAGCATCCCATATTGCTTGATGTTCTGGGTGGGCCCTACACATTTGTATGTAACCTGGATCAGATTTACCAAGTGCTGGTATCATTTTACGAGTGCGTGGACTTTTCTTTTTAGGTATTACAAGTCCAAGCTCCTCGGTCAGGTGTTGTGTAAACTTTACCTGGGACGCTAGTACTTCTCTTGTAAGCCCACTAGCTTCTATTAAACTAGTTGTAGTTTGTTGTACATTGTCTCTGTGCTCTTCAAGTAATTCTTTGTTAAGAATAATTTTAGGTTCTACAAACATTCTACAAGTAAGATCTATAAGATCTAATTCTTGTTGTGGATAAGTAGGCAAAAAAGCATTGAATATATGATACGTAAGATCTACGTCTTGTATGCAATATGTAGCAATATCGTCTTCTATATCAGGTGGTAAGTCTTTGATGCCTTTTGCTGTAACTAGTTCATCTCCTTTGCGTTTAGTAGGATCGTCTGGGAACACACGCATGGCCACTTCTTTCAAGCTTGCACTCTGATTTGGGTATACACCACGACTCATAGCTGCTGTATCGTAGTAATACTTTGGTACAACTCCATAATGATGGGTAAGTATGTACGCATCAAATAAAGTATTGTGACAAACTACAGAAGTGTCAGACCAGTCGATAGAATGTAATACTTCGAAACACTCATCTCCTGGTATCCATTGTGTTTGTTCGTCATCAAACTTTAGTCCAACGCCCCATACAGAAAAATTGTCATCGTTAACATACTGAGCTGTAGTCATTTTTGTAAGACTAAAACGAACATCATAGTACGTTTCAAAGTCTAGATATAATTTACGCATAGTTTCTCCTAAACAATTTTGTGACCAGCTGCTTCCATTTGTTCACACCAATCAACATATTCACTAGTTTTTGCTCTTTCCCAACCTTTTTGTTTACTGGTGCACATGTTATATGCAATAGATACTCTCACTCGCTTCCATTGTATATAGGGCAAATCTTCGGGTATTGTATAAATGTAAGGGTGTATCGGGTTTCTTTTAACGTAAACGTAGCTGGGTGGCACCTTAATTACTCCTTAATTAATTTGACATTCACAAAAATGTCTCTATAACAAGAAGTATTGCATAATGGTGTGCAATAGTAAAATATAAGGTGAAACTATGGCAACATATACTTCAGACGTAGTTAGCGGTAATCAATCTTTTAAACCTTTCCCATCTGGAAACATGGGTGTTAGGTATTCAAGTTTTGAAGCTACTACAGCAATAGCATTAAATGATGTTATTCAAATGGTTGATGTCTTTGCAGGTGAAACTGTACACGGAGTTGTTTTAAAAGTAGATGACTTAGATACAGGTACAGCTCTTGTTCTTGATGTTGGCGACGGTGCTGACACTGACAGAATCATTGATGGTTCTACAAGTGGACAAGCTGGTGGTGTAGATAAAGAGGATGCAGCTTTTGCGCCTCATACATATACTGCAGATGATACCATTGATATCCTAGTACAAGTCGCACCCGGTGGTGGCGGTACAGGAACTATTGAACTTTGGGTTTACGTATCGTAAACTAAGAAGGTTCACAAAACCTAGAGACTAGCGTCAGTATGTCACCCTTCTGGCGCTAGTTTTTTAGCACGACGCTCACGTGCTTTTTTATTATTATGGTCTCGAACTAATTGATTCTCTTCCTCAAACTCTTCAAATAATTCTTGATGCACTTCTTTTTTAGCTTCTTTGCTTAACTTTGTAAGCACAAGTAAATCTGACTTTTTTACTAGCCACCTAGCATGGTACATTTTATCAGCAACTTTTGGGTGGTACTGCCAATCAACAGTGCCGTGGTTTGTAGATTCAAATTGAAATATCCAATCAGTTTTCATGGTTCTATTACAACCCCATACTCAGTTTGAGCAATGTGAGTGTATTCTTCCCATGTACCTTGATGGCCATCCCAAGCCATGGTCGCTTCTTTGACGTAATCTTGTGAAATATTGAATATACTTGCAGTAATTTTAACGCCAACTAAGAGTGTTGATTCGTGTATTTCTGCCAAGTTTTGTTTAAGTGCTCCCATTGTTTCCTCCAAATGGTTTGTTTTTTTAAAGAATGGACTAGTCCTGTCGCTTCATCAGGACAGGACTTTTCCCAATCTTCTTGTAATTTTTTGTAATTAATTACAACTCTCCAACTAGTTTGTTCTCTAATATAGCTGCATTCACATCTGACTTCAATTCCTCTGGTAAGTCAGGTATCTGTTCAGCTACTGTTTTTGTACGAACTGTTTTCTTAGCATGTCTCTGCATGTATTCATCTGGTACAAGATTGTCGGCCCCTGGCCAGTTGTCAATAAACTGTTTTAAAGTTGATAATTTACCTAAATAGTTTTCCATATCTTCTACTGCTTGTTTGATTTTAAAGGTACCACCCGCAACAGTTTTTATACGTTCTACATCTACAGGTGCAGATATTATAATTGGCCATCTTGCTGCAGTTTGTTTATGTCTAAAATCGTCATGTAAATTATATGGTGTACGTGTCTCTGGTCTTTTATGAAAAGGCATACCACTAACTTTGTCACTATATTGATTTGTAACTTCTATACTTGAAGTAATTGGTAACTCAATAACTTCATCACCATCAACAAAATTTTCAGATAAATTAATGTCTCTAGTTTGTACAGGCCCAGCATCGTAAGTCTCCATAGACCAAGCTTCAATTTGTGTTCTATTTTCTGTAATAGGTCTTTCTGAATTAACTACAAAACAAACTGAATTAACAACATTGAAAGGAAAACGAGGTGCTTCTATATGTCTGTCATAATAAGCAGCGTTTTGCTCACCTTTTTGGACTATATAGTTACCAACTAAAACTTCATATTTTTGATATTCTTCAATAATTGTAAAAAACATATCATCATGCAAAGATTTATATACATCATTTACAAAGTCTCCAACGCCAGTAGAGTTAGCGTACGCTGTTGCGCATTGCTCTCTAAAGTTTTTAAGTATTTGATCTATTAGTGTCTTAGACATTCTTACTGTAGCCATAATTATTCTCCTGGTTTAAGTTTACGCCATGCAGGTTCTTGACCAACCCATGTAGGCTTGGGCACGTGCACGGCTTTGTTGAACAGTTTTTTCTCAACAGGTTTAATTGTGAGAACTTCATGGTGCATAGTTCTTTTGAGTAAGAACAATACAATTGATGCAGACAGGCCGCCGAGCATAGCAGCAGCCATACCGCTGAAGGTACCATAAAAAGCAACCATCAAAGTCAACGTAATAAGCACGTCAACAAATATGTCTGAGCCGATGGTCTTACGACCACCGATTTTAAGCGCAAGCAAAAGCAGACCTAGCGCGCTGAATATGCCGATTAGATACATTGTTTCTACTCCTCCACATTAGATAAGCCATATAGCCAAACTGTATAGCTTCGATTAAGATCCATAAGATTGTTGTCGCAGTTGATACGATAGATGTCATAACATTCTCCATAGTGTGTATAAAATAACGCCAAGCAATATTGCAATGCCTAGCAACATAAGCATGTGGTGAATAGAAGTAGCTAGAGCAAGAAAACCTAGCAACACAGCGCTGCCCACAAGCACAGATACTGTGTAGTCTTTGAACACTTCTTTAGATTTTGATAACTTCACCATAAGGTGCACCTCCTTCTTCTGTTGTAACCCAAAGTACTGGGTAAGCTGGCTCATCACCAAAGCTACCCATAAGATCAGTAAGATATACAAGAGCTTTACAGTTCGGTATATTCTCATTAATGTAATCAGTAACTGGCTCGAAGGCAGTTCCGCCCCTACCTTTGTATTTGACTTTTAGTGGAAGCGACTCACGAGTGTACTCATCATGGCCTTGTATCTCTGCATCACACTGTATGAAATGTATGCGCTCTGGATCAAGGTCTCTGAGTATTACAGAAGTTTCTGTTGTAAATGTTGTAAGCTCTTCATCACTGATTGATCCTGAAGTGTCCACGGCCACTGCAATCTCTTCCAAAGCAGGATTGTACAAAGATGGCAGATACAAACCGCCTCCAATAAAACGCCTGTTGTACTTTGCCCAGCTGTAATCATTCTTGCTGTTAGCAGATAAGAACCTGTACAAAATAGCACGCCAGTCAAGCTTAGGTGTATTGATCTCTTCAATTATAGATTCCATACCTGCTGGCGCTTTGCCTTGTTGTTTAGCTGCTTCGAAAGCCTGATTAATAGCAACTGTCCACTCAGCTTCTATAGAGCTGACATTGGCTGCTTTGTTGGGATGATCAAGCACGTCACCACAACCACCTTGATCTAGAATAATTTGCCAATCACCTTCCGGAGGCTCGGGAAGTTTATTGTATATATCCTCAGTGGTCATGTTGTCGTACTGATCATCTACCAATCCTCCTTGTGGGAGAATAAAGTTGTTCTGTATAAGATGATTGTTGATTGCATAATCTGCAGCAACATTCCATTTTTGTGCATGACGTTCTTGCCTACGAACGTGGTGCATAAGAACCACGTGCATTACTTCGTGGGCTAGAAACCCAATACGTTCCAAAGGCTTAAGCTTTTCAAACCATTTTGGATTGTACAAAAGTGATACGCCATCCGTGGCACCCGTATCAACTTCTTCTGTAGCTTTGGGAGTCAAACGCAAACATAGCGTCCCAAAGAATGGGTTGTCCAAAACTAGTTTTGATCTAGCTTTTGTAAATAAATCGTTAGACATTGTCATCTCCTAATAGACTTGATTCTAATAATACTTCTTTGAGCTGCTGACCTTTTGCATCAACTGCATCTTGCATGATCTCTTCAGCTTTGCTGCGATCTACCTTCTCATGCACGCGTGCAATATCATCTGGATCGCATAGTTTTTCCAATGCAGGCATATGTTTAAGTGCTTGATTGAGTGTCTTGAACTGACGGCAAAGATCTCTGACTTCGCTTTCATAAGCCCAAGTTCTTTCACGCAAGTCATTATTAAAGTTATCAACCTGCATAGCGTGTTGCAAACACGGATTATCTAGCTCAACTTCTATAGTAAAAGTACCATTTCGATCTGTAAAAGTACTTGGGACTGTTTGTGATGTAGAAAAGTTACAATATTTTGTACGATTGTACAAAGCATCTTCTTCATCTTCTCGATCCGAAGGCTCAAGATATTTAAGCTCAATAGCATCAATGCTCATTTCATGTACTGATATTTCTGGAAAGTGATCTTTCATCCATACATAGTATGCTTGTAACTTAGAAGAATAAGCTTCTGTAAATAACTTATCAGCCATAGTAGTATCAAACTCCATTGGTTTATTTACTTCTTCAAATTTTCTTCTAGCTTTTCTGACAATATCGTCAATACGTCTGTCAGCCATTCTTACTGTTGCCATAGTTACCTCCTATAGTATTACGTTGGCATTATCTAGAATCCACTTCTTAACCTCGGGATTCTTTCTGAGGTCTTGTTCAACTGCAAGCGCACCTTTGACCAGGATGACTTGGAACTCAACAGGTAGCTTCTTGTTGACCTTCATGATGTTTTCCATTTTGTCATCACAAGCTCTGGCAGCTACAGCGCCTGTAAGTGCATACAAAATAGCAGGATTGTCATCTTTCTTGTAAGTCTCTGGTTTATCAATAAGCTCATCGATGTCTGGCAGATTGTCTGCTACTTCTTTGAATGCAACAAACTCACCAGCAGCACCGTCACCAACAAGTGATGCAACCGCTGAGAAGACATCTGAAGTATCCATGTTGTCAGGCAATCTAGATGAAATGTTGCTTACAAAGTGCCAGCTCCTGGGTGTAGGAAACGCATACTCATCTGCGCTGAAACTGTAAAGCAAGTTAGTCCTGTACTGTATAAATGATATAACAGTAGGATCTAGTCTTCTGCTTGCAGCCCAGTTGCACCAGTCTTCGTAGTTGACATCGAGCTCGTAGTGACTGAACCTGTCACGCAATGGAGCAGGCATTTGATACACAGCTGCAGCATCTGTTAGTCTGTTACCAGCAGCGATGACTGACCATCCGGTTGGCAATGTGTAATCACCAATCTTTCTAGTCAACAGCAATTGTAAAAAAGCATTCTGTGTAGCTGGTGGTGCTGTTGTAAGCTCGTCGATGAACATGATACCGTTTTGTCCGTCGCGTTCTGCGATTGGAAACACATCAGGAACAGCCCAACGTGTGTAACGTTTAGTCGAATCTTTGACTTGCATAATGTGGGGCACACCACGCACATCGACTGGGTCGAACAAGTTTGCACGAAAGTCAACAAGACCAAAGTTTAGATCGTTAGCGACTTGCTGTACGATTTCGGACTTACCGATACCTGGGCCGCCCCAGATCATTGTATTGAGACCTGCCTGTAGATTGGTTTTGATAAACCCAGGCAGTTTTGATGGTTTGATTGATTGCATAATTACCTCCTATTTTAGTTGAATCAATATGTATTAAGTTTCTACTGGCTCTATGTCTTTGATTTTAATAGTTTTATTGTAGATCATTTGCTCAAGCTTCCTAATAGCAAGCGTTTGAAGTTGTGTGTCAGTCGTTCTTTCTTCTGGAGCTAAGAACTCAATTGTTATCTGCATGTCTGGTGTAGCTGCGTCTACAAACGTAGCACGCCACCATACCTGTTTCCATGGGTCTTTAACCCAGTCTGTTTCATATTGAGTCATTAGATTTTCTCCCTTAGTTTTTGTTTTATATCTTGGGGCAATAATGAATATAAATGTGGTTTGGCTTTTATTAACTTATTAACAGTATTATAAAGACGTAGGTAAGAAACCCATTTGTTTCCTATTTCTTTTCTAACTATGTCTTTTTGTTGCTCAGTCAATATCCAATTTTTACTTAATTGAACATCTATTTTTCTTTGTTCATTGCTACATATATGTCTTGCAGTTTTTTCAGAAAGTCTAATTATATTCATTAGAGATCCTCTACGATAATACGATCTGCTACAAAGTCACTTGCATTTTCTTTTAGCTTTTCTTCCATCTTCTTTTTAAGCTCATGGCGTTTAAGCATGGCTTGTCTGGTTCTTCTAGCTGATTTTCTGCTCATTGTTTTCTCCATTAATTAAACAAGTCGAGCAAAGGAGTACATGTTAGTGATAAGAAGTTGCCCCTTTGCTCTATCCGTTTCTAACCCAAAGTGGACTAAGCTTTGATGAATTGGGTGGTTGAAAGCGCTCACCCGTTGGTTATTTTTACCATGAACAAAAATACCATACTTGTTTGCCTTCTTTAAGCCATTTACGTGCTTTGTTACAAAAGTCCAGATCCTGCATCTTGTATTCGGCCATGGATTCTTCTTGAAACTGATGTCCCCAAAAGAAACCGTCTGGGCAAAATGGCAAGTCGTTATCTAATATCTTTTGTTGAAGATCGTGTATGTCTTGTTCTTCTAGATAAAGATTCTCGCAGTTAAAAGAGTCCATCATACCTACAGGTGATGGATCTATTCCTTGGCGTTTGTACCACAAATCCATCATGAACTGCTGAAGTCTAGCGTGTTTACGCCAAGTAAACTCTGTAACTTCTTCTCTGTCATCTGATCTAATAGGCACAATTTTTTCATCTTTGTTTATCCATCCAGCATGTTGATCTAATCCCATTACGCTGTCCTCCAAACTCTGAAGCCACCCTCAACTTTTCTTGTTGCTGCTGCACGGCCATTGTTTTTCAACCTAGCAGCTACAGCACAAGCAACATTAAGGGTCTCTACAAGCACAGAATCTCCTGGCTCCATCACCAAAGCAAAGTCATATTTAGACTTTTTTCCTCTGCTAACTGGGGGTAGTGGTATATTTTTTTGTATTTCAAAGTGCATAATTATTCTCCTTTTTTAAGTTCTTGTACAACCATAGCTTGAAAAGCTTCGTAAAACACAATAGCGAAGTCATTAGACATACGAGATATGTCATTGGCTCTGCCATATCTAGTTTTGTTAGGTAATTTGCCTTCGCTAATAAGGTGGTTAAGGGACTGCATAAATTGTCTAAGCAGTTTATCAGTGATTTTTTCTACTGCTTCAGCAGTAATCTCTTGACTATTGTAGTTTATAAATTCTTTTAGTTCTTTTTCCATTGTTTTCTCCTTATATAAAAGTGGTGGGGAGTCTATCTCATCCTCCCCTGGGCTTTCTCCGTGGTGCCAACGTCTAGGTCGTTATACTGCTACCTAGCGAACAGTGTACAAGCTAGCAAAGTTCGAACACTTGTTTCACGTGCTCATGCGACTCCTTGTTGAGGTCCATCGCGACCTTGCCAGATCTGTCAGCTTGTCTATTGTAGTTCCACTCAGCCAGTCTTTGTAGCCTACGCTCGACCTCATTCTGCACCCTCGAATCATTGATCTTGGTGTCATTGAGACCGAACTTGTCGTCCACTCTAGCTAGAACTTCTCGACACATCCTAGCCTTGCGACCAAGCTGAAACATCTTGTCCTCGCGCTCGATCAACCAATCAGGTAGATCATCGTTCGGATTCGAAGCTGTTGCGTCTTCGTTGTACTCGTATGCAATTGATGCAAACTCTGCCCAGGTCCTAGTTGTCAACTGTAAAAAGTTGATGCCTGTTGTCTGGGGGTCAACCTCCAACAACGGCATGAGACCGTCAGCAACTGATTGAACGTGAGCATCAAACAACTCAAGTTCTTTTGCTTTGCGATCTTCGTCTTCAGTAGGAATAGTGAATGGCGAATCTTTCTTTGCCATGAACACTTCCATAATACCTTTGACTCTCGATGCGTTGAAGGTAGGATTACCTTGCTCATCGAGCTGATACTTCTTGAAATAGAAGTCAGGCAGCGATATAGCATCAGGCTTAGCCCTTTCTTCCGAGCCTTCTGGATCACCAGATGTATCTGGTATGAACATAGACTCGTCTGTTTCATTAGCATAAACCAACTCTGGACCTACCTCTTGATCTGCAGGATCAAAGATATCATTATCAGTATTTTTTCCCATAATTTACCTCCTTTGGGTCATTTAACTTATTAATATCGAAAACTTCAGCTCGCGAACGCATTTCACTAACTTCAGCGCTTTTGAGTACCCAGTCAGGTACACGAACTTCATATATGTACATATAGCCTCCTATTTTTAGTTACACATAAAATTCACATAACATTAACTTGCACTTGCGAGTGTTAGCTCGCGAGTGGTATTTGACTGGCAAGCTGACACTACTCAAACATAAAAAAAGGGAGAACCACCGAAGTGATCCTCCCTTGATTGTTAAGAACCAGCTAGCTCCAACTCCTGTTGGACTGGCGCAGGTTCTTGTTTCCTCTCAATCTTTCTCAAGAAAACTTTAGCAGGG